GGGGTTTTGTAATATCATATTTACTCTGGTGAGGTAAAGGATATAAAAGAATGGTGATACGAATATATGGAACATATTGAAAAAAAGAACTTATCATTATGAACTATATCCATTCCACAGTTAAATAATCTTATACCTATTATATACAATCCCAAGAATGGACCCAATGTCCCAAATTTCTGCGATTTTGGATAAAATCCTCTATGGAACCTCCCCCTTATAGGAAAATACCCAAACTCGCAGAAATTTGGGACACGGGGGACGGATTTGGGTCTCTGGGAGGTTCTATCTAATTTCGTATATTATATTTACAACAATTCAATCTAATATACCATATATTAGTGTGTATGTCTGGTGTGGTTAAAAAGGAAGAGAGTAATAAGGAGTGGTTTGACCTAAAAATTGTGCGAATGACATTATACATTACCCAGAGATTTTTTATAGACAGACCCAAGAATGGACCCGATGTCCCAGATTTCGCCCATTTTCACTATTTTCCTTATAGGGGGAGGTTCCATAGAGGATTTTATCCAAACTCGTGGATTTTTGGGACATAGGGTCCATTCTTGGGTCTCTATCTAATATAGGATATTATATTCAACCCTTGATTATTTTTGTATAGCATAACAGAGATTAGGTGATTTACCGCTTCCCCCCCTACCACAATTCTTACCACAAATATCACAATAAACTCTTCCCCAAGATTGAATAATAGGTGTCTTGTTCTTTTCAAATACAGCAACAAAAGAAACTCCAAACCAGTAATCTACTCTACACATAGCACTTTTGGTTATAAAAAAACCTTTTTTCTCCAACTGTTCTATTCTATAAGGTGTTAAGTTCAAGAACCCAAAAATATAACAAAACTTGTCTGTTATTTTAGTAGTATGTTCTAACCACTTTGTCCATAATGAATAAGGGGGATTACCTATTACTAAATCAACCCTTTTGTTGTAATCAAAAAAATCTTTACCTTCGTCAATCTCGCAGTAATCTTTTTCACAAGGCGGTAAATTATCATAAAATACACCTCCACCTTTTGAAGGGTCTAAAACCTTCATATCGGGGGTTATTTCGCATAATTCAATCATCTTTAAAGCAAACGGTTTAGGTGTGTAGATTTTATCATTCGCTGTTTTTCTATGCCATTTTACATCTGTTGCTATTTTTGACAAACTCATTCTTATATATTCCTAAAATATAAAATTTACAAATCTTTAACTAATCCGCAAAAGTGTTGGGTGAGGAGGACTTGTGGGTAGGTTTTATAGACGGTAACCCAGCGAGTGTCTGCGTCTTTGATGGTCTTGATTTGTTCCTTGTCAAACCCGAGATAAGACCCCAAGAGGTATTGTAATGCCCTTCCATTCATAGAAGAAGGGAAGAAGGTGATGGTGTGACTTTCATTCAAGATACGCTTTGTCTCCACAGCATTACAAGCAATATGGGAGGTGAAAACACAATAGACTTTGAAATGACGCCCAGTTTCCAAGATGCTGTCACGGACGGCATTGACTTTGTTGCGGACTTTTTTGTCTGGGATGACATCGGTATCGTCAAAAATAACAAGAGAATTGGCGAAATCTTTGGCGGTGAGTTCGTCTTTGAGGAAATCGGCATTCTTGATGTTGATGCGGTTGAGGTCTTTGATTTTGTCAATACTGCTGTCCTCTGCGATGGAACTGAAAAGGAAGACTTCATTGTCGGGAAACTTTTTCTTGTATTCTTTGGCGTATGCTTGTGTGTAGTAAGATTTACCAGAACCCGATGCCCCCGTTATGTATAATATGGACCTCTCCTTACTGGTGTCAATGACGGGTTGGAAACTCTCGCCCTCCCGAAGTTGAATAGCGGGGTATTTGGTGAATGCCTCGCCTTCTGTATCCAGACTTAACACTGGATTGCCTCTGTTGCCTTTTTTCTCTTTGTATTCAATCTTTGCTATGGGAATGCCTATATTATCAAAAGTAAAACTTGCTTTGGAACTACTCATTATGTATGTCTATATAAATAATGAGATAAAATCTTTTTGGGAGTTTAGACTAATCACACTCTAAACTTCTTTGCGTCCTTATTGACAATTTTGAAAATATCGTCTCTCAACTTTTCCACTCTGGAATGAATTGCCTTTTTGTGTTCAAGGGAACAAATAGCATCAATTCTCTTTGAAAATCGTGAGGAACAATAAGAAAGTCGCCACTTGACTAATTGAAGGTTCTGTCTAATTTCGTCTAAATTGGGAGGTTTGAAAGTCTGTTCTAACACCAAATTAATAGTATCCAATTCACTTACAGATTTTGCTAATAAACCAGTTACAGAGTTGAAAAACTCTACTAAACGCTTGGTTTTGGAAAGGTTGTTGTGTAGTGAAGCAATGCTAAATTCCCGTTTCAGTGCCTTCCAGTAATTCCCCTCTTCTAAATATTCTCTCTGTGATTGTTTCAAATCGTCAAGCAAGTTTTTTTTAGGAGGACTGCTTGTGGAACAACCGCAACCACAATGAAGTTCATACACCTCGGTTATTTCCTCAAACCTCCCATTCACAAAGGCAACGCAATCCAATTTAATAATACCGCCAGATTTCAAAGCATCTTCAAAGGTAAATCCCTTGTTGCTGTTTTTTATTAGAGTTTTGTAGTCCCAACGGAGCGGTTCGCCATTCGCATCTTCTCCACACTTAAAGTCTGTGAAATAGACAGAGGGAAGGTGCTTTGCCGTCTCGTATTTGTGTAAGAAAATCTTACGGAGACTATGGTGAATATCGTGTCCGTTTTTAAGGTCTTCCCCTAAATCAAAATCGCTGTTATACAGAATGCCTCGCAAGTTAGCAGAACCTACAACATTATGTTTCCCAGACACAGACAACAAACCAAAAATATCTTGAAGATTGTTAGGATAATCAATGGGTTCTTTGTGTTTCATTTACTATAAGTGGAGATTTTTATTACACTAATTTTACAAGAAGAATAGGAGACCCACCAGCAGTTCCCGACCAAGTATTTCCAGTAGGGACAGCAAGAGTAGCAGAAACGGAAACAGTAATGTTTTGTGGGGTAGTAATAGTGATAATTCCGTTAAAGTTTTTTTGGTAGGTTTGAAGTCCCGAATTACCAGTTCCTTGAATATAAGTGAAACTATCCAATTTATAAGAAACCAAAGTGGTATTGACAAATACAGTCACACCAAGAAAAGGACTGGTATTGGATAAAGTATAAGGAAAGGAGATGTGGTATCTTCCCTCTTTAAGATTATTAAAAGTAGCAATAGTGGTATTAGCACCACTTGACGCACTATTAATATCACTTGCTGATTGAGTAATAGTGTAAGCAGACCCATTCGCAGAAGTCAAAGAACTTCCGTCTGGAAAAGTGACCGAATTACATAAAATATTAGAAGGAGTAGATACTCCATTGAATTGTGCTAAACTCATCGTATATATAAGAAACAGAAAAAAATTATATCAATCTTACTAAAAGCAATGGATTAGAACCAGTTTGACCCGCATTAAAAATAGGACTACCAGTTCCAGCAAACTGAACCTTCACTACTACATCAGTAGTAGTAGAAACATTGATAATTCCCGAAAAAGTATCTACATAGGCATAATACCCCGAAGTCCCAGTCCCAATTTGATAAGTAAAATTAATTAGATTAGTTGTTGGTGTTTCTAAATAATAGTTCAAAGTGGTTATATTAGAAGTAGAAGAGACACTATAAGAAGAAGCAAAATAGTAAATACCCGCTGGGACACTTGGAAAAGTAGCGACCGTATAGGTTCCCGCACCGACATTTAATGAGGTTGAGGGTTGAGACAAAATAGAAGAAGCAATGGACCCACTGGAAAGAGAACTGCCGTCTGGAAATCCAATAGAGGCAACTGATAGAATACTATTTGAAGCAATGCCGTTGAATTGTGCTAAACTCATCTATATATGATAGAAAGAGAAAATAAGTTGATTAGATGAGTTTTACTAAAACAAAAGGAATTGCTGTATTACGGGTTCCAGTAAAAGTAGCACCACCAGTAACCATATTATTGTTTGTAAAAATAATAACTGCTGGTGAAGCAGTAGGTAGATTTATAATAGTGCTAAAAGTTCTGGTATATTGATTGAACCCCGAAGTCCCAGTTCCTTCCCTATAACTCGTTGAAAAAACTTGGATGGTAGGTCCAACCCCAGTTTCAACATAAAAAGAAACACCCGAAAAAACATCCGCTGTTGAAACACTATACGCAAAAGTAAGTATATAAACCCCCGCATCAACATAAGTAAATGACCCAATAACATATGGAGTTCCACTTACACCAGTAATATTATTACCGCCAGTTGTGTAGGAAGAATTGACCGCAGTAGCAGTCCCTAATGAAGTTCCATCTTGAAACACAATAGAATTCACATTGAGATTTTGGTTAGAAGCAACCCCGTTGAAAAGTGCTAAACTCATCGTCTATATAATAACACACAGAAAAAAACCTACAAAAGGTTCTAAATCCCATCTCTGGACCCTATGTCCCAAAAAACCACCAAATCCAACAAAATCCTCTATGGAACCATTCCCTATAAGGAAAATACCCAAAGTCGTAGAAATATGGGACACTGGGTCCATCCTCTAATTACAGTAGAAACTTTTGAGGGCAGTTCTTGTATTTACCTAGATTAGAAAGGGAAGGGGTTTCTTGGCGGTAATGTTTGTGATGGGAATGTCTATGGACCAAACCACCACCAGAGAGGGTAGAGGCACCGATTTCCACTTCATCGTGTCTTGGAGGGTGAGAAACGGAGGAATTAATGACACCTCTTACGGATACTCTAAAAACCTTGAAAGCGTCTTGGAGTTGGTCGTAAGGTTCGTGGGTTTGACCTCTGGAAGTGAGGGCAAGAAGGGCGGGGGAAACAGTGACCTTTTTGAATAGTTCGTTGATATCGTCTAAATCTTCGTCAATATTTTCAATTTGAACGGCAGTAAGGGATTTCTTGTAAGGGGCAATGTTCTCATTGAAAAAGATTTGTGCGTCATCCACTGCTTGGGTTGCTTTCCCGAAAAGGGAATTGAAATTGATGAGTTTGGAGGATACACCGAGTTTCTTTTGTTGAATTTCATTCAAACCATATTCGTCTTCTCTTTCAACTTCTTCAATAACCTCTTCAAAAGCATCTAAAATATCTTGAATACTTCCTTCTTCATTAACTCTGTAATCGTGTATCATATCTCTCACATTTTCCAAATGGTTAATGTCAATACCCTTTTTTTTTGCCTTTTTTGCTGTTTGTTCCAAACTTCTCTCTACCCTTTCCAAAACTCTTTCTTCTTCTTCTGGGGAGGAAATACTGGATATTTCGTCAAAATCGTTTTGTAGTTCTCTCGCATAATCTTCCAAATCTCTAATGACATCATCAAACCCTCTAATAATACTATCGTCATCACTTACCACAGTTTCATAACTATTGTCGTTAATGTCAAAACTACTCTCGTCATCGGCACCACCCCGAAGTCGTCGGCAACCTTTTCCTATTTTTCTTTGTTTTAAAAGTTTCATTACTGCTGGTTCTCTCTGTGGTTTTCTGCTGTCTCTAATCTTGTTGATTATACCATTATATTGCTCTGGTGTCATACGCCCAGCACCAGCAAATTCCTCTTCTAAATTACGGGCAACACCCTCCTTTTCTTTCGCATTTGGTATTTGAAGTTTCGCATTTGGTATTTTAAGTTTCGCATTTGGTATTTGAAGTAAATAGTTTCCAATGTTCTTGATTTTGATGCGGAAAATCTTGACTTTTCTTTCTAAATCCTCCGCAGTAATGACAATCCCTTCTGGGGTATTCATATTCTGGTCGGTGACATTGTCACTGGTCGCCATTTTAGATAAGGATATGGATGCTAATTTCCGTGATGTTCCATAAGCACTGTCTGGTAATTGTCTTAATTTCTTTGAGGCATCGTATAGTGAGGGCATTCTCGTATATTATAAGACAAGATAATAATATGCGAAAAAAATTACATTAAACCGTGTTCTTTGATGTATTTAGATGCTTCGCCTAAACTCATTCCCTTTTGCTTCATCAGTTTGGAGACCATAGCACCTCGGGCAGATTTGGATTTTCCACTGCGTCCAGCACCATAAATAGCAGAGGATTGGGAGTAGGCAGTCAAAGGAGCGGGCATTCTTCGGGCAGTGTTACTGCGTCCCTTGAAAGAAGGTTTGCCGAGATTGGAAGGAATAATGGCGTGAGAGTAAGGCATACTATCTTCTAAAATAGCACCTCCCCTTTTGCGACCCATTCCAGCAAGTTGTTGAGACCCATATTCGGTTCCCTTTTCAATTGCTTTGTCTAATGCTTGGTCTGCGAGTTTTCTTACTCGTTCGTCATTCACAATCTTCTTACCAGTTTTATGGAAGAAATTACCAATATCTCTCAACCACTTTGGTGCTTTACCACCAGACATTTTGTGATGGTAATATTTCTCTTGAAGGTGGCGAGGGAGAGAGTGAAATTTCTTTTGTGTCATTCGTCCCATTCCAGCAAGTTGTTGAGACCCGTATTCGGTTCCCTTTTCAATTGCCTTGTCTAATGCTTGGTCTGCTAATTTTCTTACTCGTTCGTCATTAGCGATTTTATTGCCGGTATGAACTATGGTGTGACCAATATTTCGTAACCACTTTGGTGCCTTTCCTCCTTCTAAATCTTCGTCTCTGTGACCTCCCACTTTGCGATGACCTAAACGCATTCCTCCCATAGGGTATTGCGTGTCATATCCCAAAGGCATCTCTGCTCGTAAAATAGACCCACCAGAATAGACATCTCCGTCAGTCTTGATACCCTCTTTGACATTTTTATGAGACCCTCTGCCTATGCGACCTCCAACTAATTTAGGTGCTGGTTCTCCGTAAGCATAAGGTTGGTTGATTAACTCGGGTTCTCCGTAAAACTCTTTGGCGATAGAAGTAGGTTTTTTTGCTGAACCCACCGCCAAAGTAGAAGGGTAATCATAAGGAAGAGACCCCGAAGTTAAGACAAACTTTTGTCCTCCTTTGGACCCTCCGCCTCGTAACCCTCTGCTGTGCGTTTTGATTGGTGTTTCAACCATTGGTGGTGTATAAAGCATAGTAGGTTGAGGGCGATTGTCAATAAAATCTTCCACATCATCCTCCAAGTTTGAGTAAATAGCGTCATTGTAGCGTTTAGCATATTCTGTCATTGTTATACTATGAATAGAGAAAAAAATATCTCCTAAATTGGAATGGACCCTATGTCCCAAAAAACCATCAAATCCAATAAAGTATCTTATGGAAGCATTCCCATATAGGAAAAACCCCAAAGTCGTTGAAATCTGGGACATAGGGTCCAACTCATCAAATATATTCAACTTCCATTCAATATTATATAGGATATACTATTGAATTGTGTTTTTTTCTAAATTCAGCAATACTTTTTTGCTATTCTGTGTTTTCCTCCACTTGCTCCTCCACTTGCTCCTCCACTTGCTCCTCCACTACTTCCAGCACCATCAATCATATGTTCTTTGTGGTGTTTTCTGTAATGTTTCATCATTTTACCCAAAGCACCCATTCCTCTGTTACCCATTCTTCCACCGACAAGGCGTTCATATTCAACACTGTCTAAATGGGCGACTGGGTTTTCACTCTTGGTCTTCAAGACTTGTTCTTTTGTCAAAATTCCCGTGAAAATTTGAGAGGCACCAGTCTCGGTAATGAATAATCCAGAGTTCATAGTGACAACACACAATTCTGGGGTGAATGAATAACCGAATTGATTTTCACAAGTTAGGTTAAATTGTAATTGATACTGACCGAGCGAACTGGCACTCAAATACGAAGGAAGCGAGAAATCATAAGAGGGATTTAAGACCAATAATGAACCAGAAGATGGAAGTTCATAAGGATAACCAGCAATTTCTGGTAATGGGACAGAAGCGTTAGGAGCAGAACCGTATTGGTATCTTGAAGGATAACCTCCAACAGCACCAGCACCAGTGTATTGGACTTTACCAGAGAACTCTAACCAAGTTTGGGCGGAACCGTTACGGGCAGAGATGTGGTATAAATCATTAGCAGTGGCGGATGCTAACAAACCAGACTGATTGTTGAAATTGACCGAGATATTGGTGATTTTCAAGAAGGAGTTGGCGTAGTTCCAGTTTTGGTTAGACATAGGAACACGGGCAGAAATAATAATCAAGTCTGGGATTTGATTGAGTTGGATTGCTTGGGAAGTCAATAGATAGTTGGATTGGAAAGGAAGGATAGGAGAAAGATTGTTGGAGATTGTCAAGTATCTTGGGTAGTCTAAATATGGGACCACATTCTTGGTGGAGATTTTCTGGTATTGCTCTGGTTGAAGGGACAAGAAGTTGAATAACAGACGGGTGTTTTCAAAGGCGGTGACTTGTTGTCCCGAGCGAGGAGTGTATCCTAAACTAACTCCCGTTATAGCAGAAGTAGGAGTAGGAACAAGACTGCTTCCGTTTTGGACTATGACGGTAGAGGCACTAATCAATCTCTTGACATTGGCATCCACATTCAATACCATAGACATATTGTTAATTCCCACAAGACCCGCTTTACACATAGGGTCGGTATTGATAAAAGGAGAAAGTGCTAAAAATGGTTCAGTTACCTTGATTTTGAAGTTGATAATCCAGATATCACCAGCACCAGCAGTAGTAAGTGGATTGTATGTGGTTCCATCACCATCACTTCCCGAAACTACTAAACTATTATCGGTATATGTTCCATTGATAAAATGCTGAACTTCGTAACTATCCACTTCAAAAGCACCTCTTGGGGCAAAATCGTCGTCATAACCATTTGCTAAAATATTATTCATTGGATTGTTGTTAGCACCAGTAGTAAATCCAGTCAAGTAGGCACCATAAGTGCTGTCTGGATATGCTGGGGTTTCACTGTTCCATCTTGATAATTTACGCTTGTCATTCATACGCAAAATAGTTGGTAAAATATCTTGTAAATTGGTAGAAGTGGATACATTGTTAAGGGTCAATTGGGCAGTAGTCAAAAGAGAGTTGAAAGGGAAGGATTGAACGGAGTAATCAATACCGTATTGAGGGGCAACTACTGGATTTGGAACACCAGTAAAAGGATTGACACCAGAGACATCCCCAGCACTTCCTAAAAGTTGTATCCATTGACCTCCTACTTGAACTACGGATGCGACCTTTACGGAAACACCGATAGTGGATTGAATGTGAAGGTTTCTGTCAATTACAATGTTTTCGCTGGGAATTTGAATATTAAAGACAACAGAGGAACTGCTTTGAGTGGTTGCTTGGAATTGTTGGAATGTGGATTGTGCTGGTCCAGACATAACACCAAAAGTCTCCTCGTCGGTGATATCGGCAATAACTGCTTGCTCTATAAGGGCGGTCTTAAAGTCAGCGGGCATAATCTTATACTATAAGAAAAGATAAAAAAATCTGGGATTGAACTAAATTGTTTTTATTATCTAAGGTCGGGACTTAACTTTTGTAGTTTTTCTTTCTAAAAAGGATTTTGAGGGAGGCAGACCCACCCGCACCCAGACGGAAAGGTATTAAATCGGCAGTTCGGGTCTTGTAATAAACCGCAACATCAATGTTATTAAGAGGTCTATTTCCCACTAAACTAATCATTCTAAACTCGGCAGTAGGAACATAGTAGATAAAAGGTCGCAAAGGAGTCTCGGCACTAAAATCGGTAATCACATTACTGATGTTGTTGTTATTGGAAGTAGAGGTCTGTAACACTCCATCCACAAAGAGGAGCGGTTGAGTGACTTGGGAAGGAATGATAGGAAGGGTATTGGAGGTAAATACTATACTGACTACTGGGTTCCAATTGTTGGTGGTGGATAACTCTTGCGAACATTGGAGTGCCTCAAACAAGTAATTACCGCTTAAATCTTGTGGATTGGAACCAAAAGGGTAAGGTTGGGTATTCTGTTCGGTCTTCTCGGCAACATAGGTAAATAGGAGTTGATATGCCCTAAATGCGTCTATATTGGAAATATTGGTGGAATTAGTAATGCTAAACGGAAGGGTGCTAAATATCTGGGCGAGAGCGGGATTGAAATAGAGACTTATAGGATTACCAGCAAAAGGGGAAAACGCCTTTACATCCCCATTCACCGTTGCCGTGCTGTTTGCTGTGTTCCAAGTCATTATAGGGGCGTATGTAGTAGGCAGTGTCCCTCCCGCCACTTGAACTTGTCCGTTCAAATCATTAAAACACAGACCTATTGCTTTGTTGATTAACCCTATAAAATATTGGTAAGAATAGATATTGTAGTAACCTTGTGAATTGTCTTGCTTTTGATTAGGAACAAGAACAAGAGGTTCTGGTGCTGTCTGGTCTTGTGCTACAAAGGTAATGTATTGCTCTGCTACAAAATCCACATTGGAACCACCAATAACCTCACTATAAGTCATAGCAACCGCATAGATGGTCTTGTTAGGGTCTCCGTAATTCCCACTTGGGTCTGGTCCCGAGTATCCATTATTGAGAGGTCCATAAGGAATGATAGGAGGGATAATGACTGGAAGGGTTTGAGTATCCAGAGTGAAGCGAACCACACTCATCTCATAATCTTCGGGACAATAGAGAAAAGGAGTTGTTCTGGTTTCGTTGAAATAGACTGGTTGAGGTGCCTTGTAAATAGTATCCACATTGGTAATTAGCAAATCAAAATATAAGAGGTCTTGTTGTTGGGCGTTTGAAAAGGACATTACTATACTATTAGGAGATATAAAAAAACAGAAGAAAAAACGCCTAAACTGGAATGGACCCGATGTCCCAAAAAACCACCAAATCCAGTAAAGTCTTCTATGGAACCATTCCCTATAAAGAAAATACCCAAAGTCGTAGAAATCTGGGACATCGGGGTCATCGTCAAAAGGGCATAGAAATAATCTAATGATAGTCTATAATGGAAAAAGTCCCACAAGAGGTCTTGAATTGTTTAGAGGCGAATAAGCGGTATATCGCCCAGAAGTTGGAGTATCTGGATGATTTGTTGGATGACCTAAATTATGAGGAGAATGCGAAGATTTGGAATGATGAAAAGTTGAGGCAATTGAGGGAAGAGTATGAGAGGGAATTGAATGATTTGTTGGAGAGAAAGAGGATATATGAGGATATGGTAAAGCAGACGGAAAAGTTTATCTCCAAATAATAGTTCGTTCAAAAGCATATAAATAAATAGGCGTATATCATATAAGGAATGACACTTGGATTTTATGTTGGTTTCTTTCTAATGTGGTCGTATGACGCAGTCATAGGTTTCAACACTACTAAACCCACTCCCCGTCCCACACCATACAATCATCTGCGACTGATAACCCCGAAGGGGGTATATCCCGATAAAACATTCGTTCAAAAGCACATAAATAAATAGGCGTATATCATATAAGGAATGACAACAAGAAGAGGAGATTTAGCGTTTATCAAGTTCTTTGATGACTTACCGCACTACACCTACATATGCTATGGAGTGGATGACAATGACTATTCATACTATGTCTGTTTAGAGTATGAATGTTTTATGGATATTCAAGAGAAAAAGGGTTTAGGAATACCATACAAGGTAAGAACCCAGAAGAAGCACAGAATAATGACAGAAGAAGACTTTGAGATTATTGATGATGAGGATATGGAGAGAATGAAAGAGTTGGATAAGATAATGGAGAAAGAGGAGATGAAATATACAAATTCAATTCAGTATTGAATGTGAATAAAATTGAATTGAAAAAATAAAAGTCATAAATAGGCATAATACCAGTTATATTGAGAATGGAAACAAAAAAAATAAGATTAGAAGATTACAGAAGATTAGACAGAAATACTTATGTCAAAAAAGATACATCAGTAATAGATAAATATTGTGATGAAAACGGAAACCCATATTATATTAATTTGAGAGTGAATGAAAAGTGGGGTTATATTGATGACAATGGAATTGAATATTATGTTTTATTTATTTGAATATAACGCAAAAACACAATAAATATAACGCAAAAGTAAATATAACACAAAAAAACAACAAAAATCCATAAATATAACACAAAATATATTATGTTCGGTAAAAAATTATAATTTTTTACCAGTAAATATTTGTTTTTTACTTGTAAAATCTACATTTGTTAAATATAACACAAAATATTTCTGTGTTATATTGAAAATCAATTATGCGTTATATTGAAAAAATATTATCCTATTTTGAATAAATTAATCCATCCTCCATTATAATATGATGTTGCTATTGCTCCCCAATAAGCGTTCGTTCCACCAACCGAAGAAGCAAAATAAACATCTATTTTCACTTTTGATTTTTCCGTCCCATCACTATAAACCATTCCACTTATATTTGATGTCATCTCGGTTTGGTTCAAGTTCTCCCATTCGTCATAAATCGTGAAATTGGAAAAGTGCGGTGATATAGTTGGGTTTCCAAAAATTGGAAGTGCTGATGGAGGGCAACTCTCATTATAAAAACTCACTTGAATGTTTGCTAAATTAGCAGAACTGTCAATATAAAATGGTAAGTTGATATTCCAATATCCTTGTGGGAGAATTGGCGATGTATATACGGTCGTTGTTGCTCCACTGGGTAAAGTTATGTTTGTGTTTTGGTCTGGTGTGGTTAAGTAAGTTTTCCAATAGGTATCTGGTGTTGAACCTATTGTTATTGGAGTGTTTATTCCGTTAAACTGTGCTATTGACATTCTATACATAAGGTTGAGATTTTATTTTATCCGCATTTGAAGAATTGTATGGAAGGATAAACTCCAACATTTTGAACCGCATTCTCATAGGATAACCAGTAACAATCTTCTCCTCCTCCCGCAGTTGTTTTTACACTCACAATAAAAGGTGCTATTCCATCACTATACAGCACTCCATTAATAGTGTCTATGACTGTGTTTTGGGAAGGATTGCCTTTGTAGGATGTTTGAAGCACTTGTTCGTTTAATCCGTCACTTGGGAGAGACAGACCATTTCCAGTTTGAATAGCAAAGGTTTGTATGTTATCTCCAAGACTATCAACAACCACAAAGTTCATAGAGTAAGTCCAGTATCCTTTTGGAACTACAAATTGTCTTACGGTTGTCTGTGTGTTTTCTGGAATTATCACATTCGCAGAGGTATCTGTTATCCTATATGTCAAAAAGTTCTTGGGTGCTAAACTCAAATCCTCTGTGGAATAGTATGGAGTTGTTTGTCCTAAAAATTGAGCGTAAGACATTCTATACTACTTACAGAGATTTTATTCCCAATCCCTTGTGTCCCAAAAAACCATCCAATTCAATAAAATCCTCTATGGAACTATCCCCTATAAGAAAAATAGTCAAAGTCGGTGGGATTTGGGACATAGGGGTCAGTCTTATTCCATATGGAAATCTATTTTTCGTTCTTTTGGTAACCATACTCCTACTTCGTCTTCATCAGTAGCATAGACAATGTTCTTTTTGTCTCTTATGTATTTTATCCCATTATACATAAATTCAACATATTTCTTTCCCTTTCCTTTTTTCTTGAACTTTACTCTGTTTGTTTCTGGGTCATAAGTTCCAATGATATCTTCTTCTGTTAATGATGAATTATCTTCATAGACATTATTGTTGATATCTATTTGAAATTGGTCTCCTTCATCACCGTTTTTATAATCTTCCCAATTCTCTGGTTTGATATAATCAAAAATTATCAATTCTCCTTTTGAATTACGGGTATATTCATCTGGGGCATCGTCATTGTCATTTGCTATAAATCCTCTCTGTTTGAATACAAGTTCGTCTTCGTCTTCGTCATATACCAACTCAAATATATCATTGCTATATCCTTCTTGAAAAAAGTTTCTTCCGTCTTTGGATTGTGCTACAAATTTGTAGATAACATCATTATATGTATCATACATCCCGTATAGTGAAAAATTGTCATACAAATCGTATATTGTGTAACCATTAAATTGATAAAAATTTGTATCATCATTTTTTTTAAATTCTTCTTTAAAAGGCATCAAGTCATTTTCGTTTTCATAAATAAATCGGTAGTCTCCTTTTTCGTCTGGAACAAGGGAAAATTCGTCTCCATTGAAATATGTTTTGGTGGTTGGGTTATACATATCTCCGTTTTTGTCTTCTAATTTTTCCAGCATCTCTCTTGCGTTAAAGTTCTTGGGTTTTTCAATCTTTCTCGGTGTTTTCAGTTTTTCAAGTGCCTCTTTTACCATCTTTTTCTTATCTGCTACCGTAAATTGGATTTTATTGTAATCAACATCATACCAACCTATTTCATCCCCTTCTTCGTTATACACTTTTTTTGTTTTCAAATCTACCAAATATGTTACCCCTTTGTAATACATCTCATTCACCTCTATATCTGGTTCCTCTTCCTCTTCTTTCTTTGGTTCTTCATTCGCCAGTCTCACTAATTCTCGTGTCACTTCATCATCACCCATATTGTCAATATTTTCTGCGATTGGTTCTTCTTCCTCTTCTTCTTCTTCCTCCTCTTCGCTTTCACTCTCACTCGCCATCTCACTCAACGCATCATCCACCTCTTCCTCATCCATTCCCTCTATCTCTTCTCCCGTAAGCACTCTTCTTCTCGGTTTCGGTTCTTTCAACCATCTGTTGTATTTCCTATTCCACTTACTCCCGTGTGTTGCTCTGTAATCATTAGAGACCTTCCAATCCACTATTGCCTCTGTGTATGGTATGTGATGTTCTCGGGCATAATTCTCTACATAAGTATTCCAAGCAGTCGGGTTTAATCTATGCCCTTTTTTATGGTTTCCTCCTACAATTCGTTCCATATATATTAACATAGGATATTTTAATCTAGATGTGTTGGCGTATGCTTTATCATATTCAAATAGAACAATGCCCTCTTTTTCGTAATTGGTTTGAATTGGGTTGGATGTCGGGCAATCGTCTTCGCAAATTGCTCTAAATCATATTTCTGTCCGTGCTTCTTGTTAAACGCCCTCAACTCTTTGGTGAATGCTCCCTCTTTCAAATGTTCATACGGGTTGTGTTCTTGATAATACTGCTCCTTTTTCGTTGGTCGTCCTCTTCCCTTTGGTGGAAGTTCTACACCATATTTTCCATACACTTCGTTTTCTTTTTTTTTGTCTTTTTTCAATGTTTTTTTGATTTCTGTTTTTAGTCTTTTTATTTCTGCTTCTAATTCTTCTTGTGTCGGTCCTTCTTCTATTCGTTTGTCTCTTTTCAATGCTTTATTGACTTCTATTCTTTGTCGGTGTAGTTCTTCATCTTTTTCTATTTCTTCTTTTGTTCGCCTTTTAGATTGTCTTGCTCTTACTTCTCTTGCTTGTTCTGGGTTTTCCCTTTCAAATTCTTCATATCTTTTCTCTATCTCAATCTTATCTCTTTTCCATTTTGGTAGATTAGGGTCGTTCTCATCCCAATCTTTCCAACTACTTCGTCCTTGCCCCACTGCTCGGTTTGCCTCATTGATACCAATTCTCGTTCCTATCTCCAATGGTTTCTCAAACGGTTTCAACTCTGGAACTATGGTTGTCAATGCCTTTATTCCTACCTTTTGAACTATCGGGTTCTTTGCTACTTTCAATATTTTCTTTCCAGCATTCTTTACAAAATTATCCACTTTCTGTAACCACTTTGGTTTCTTACCTCCCTTCATTTGATGAATATTTGCCGACTGAATATGCTGTTGTTGTTCTACTGGATGGAGAGAGTAGAATTGCTCTTGGGTAATTGGTCTATAAGGTTTGATTGTGTTTATTGGGTCTTCTGGTCTATAAGGGTTTTTATGAAATATTTTTTGTTCGTGTTCTTTTTCCCAACCTTCGGGCATTACTGCTGGTTTGAAAAGGCGTTCTGTGCTTCCTCCTTTTCCATTCGTTCTTCTCTTTCCCACTATTTCCCAATCTGGGTCCTCTTCCACCAATTCCCAATCATCCTCTATCTCTCTCGGTATGCGTATCTGTGGATTTTCAACACCGTTTATTATCTGCTGTCTCACTCTCTCCACCTCTTCTATGAACCTCTGCTGAACTTGCTGTCCGTATTGTCTCAAATCTATCCCGTTTTCTCGTAAAAAGTCCAACGCTATTGTTATTGCCCTCTCTCGTATTCTTCCACGCACATATCCTATCAAAGCATTCACCAGTATCCGTCCAACTCCCGCCATCATTCCTCCCTTTGGTTTATTCTTTGACCCCTTTGGTCTTCCTCGTCTTTTCTTTGGTGCTGGTTCCGTAAAATCCTTTGCTGTCATTCCAAAAGTTCTAGGTCTTCCTCTGCTTCTCTTTGGTGGGGGCATCGGTGCCTTTTCTGGTTCCAACAAGAAATCCTCTCCCGTTATTCCAATCTTCGGTTTGTTCTTACTGCCTTTTAGTCTCCCACTTCCTCTTACTTCATCTATGGTTATTCCTATTACTTTATCCTTGTTCTTTGCTCCTTTTGGTCTTCCTCTGCTCTTCTTTGGTTGTTCTTGTTCTACAACCGCCTTTCTAGGTCTCCCTCTCTTTTCCACATAAGAAGGGTTATGGTATGTTGCTTTACACCTTTTATCCGTCAAAGCACAACCATAGGACATATTGTGGTCGTTAGCAAACTTTTTGATGTGTTCTACCCACCGATTTACCATTCTTTTCGTTATACTATACCAAGATAAAATATTCTGGTAATATATATGTCTAATCAATTTGAAATCAACCGCCAAAAAGATAAACTGCTAAACACCTACAAGAAACAACTTGCTTATATGGTAAGCGATGATGATTTCCAATTAATGCTCGGTCCCTCTGCGAACCACAAAATTATGAAATATAGCGAATTGGGTAATTACCAGTCTCTGGACCAACTCCTCCCAGAAAAAAAAGATTATCGCATCGTTCTCACAGAGACTAAACCCAACTCGGGACATTGGTGCCTTCTCTCTAAATATCCTTCCAAAGAGGGCATTGTTTATGAATGGTTTGACCCCTACGGAATGCGTCCCGACGGCGAACTCTCCTTTGTTTCTTCTGTGATGAAGCGTATTTTAGGAGAAGACAAACATATTCTCTCTAAACTTTTAGAGGATGCTAAATCGGGAGGAGCAAGGGACACCTACAACCGAAAAAAATTACAAATCCTCGCTGACAATATCTCCACTTGCGGTCGCTGGTCTATGTTGAGGGCAAAGATGCTGGAAATGGGTTACTCCCTTGATGACTTTTTGGACTTTATGGAAAAAGCAAAGGAAACCTACAATGTTCCCTATGATATTCTTGCGGTGGATTTTACCCCCGATTTCACCCAGAAATCCGTGTAAATATAATAGGCGTATATTAGGTAGAAACCCCGAGACCCATAAATGGACCCGATGTCCCAAATTTCTGCGAGTTTGGGTATTTTCCTATAAGGGGGAGGTTCCATAGAGGACTTTACTGGATTTCGTGGTTTTTTGGGACATTGGGTCCATTCTTGGGATTGTGTATGTGTCAATATTATTTAGGAAATTATATTGACACCGACAGCAATGAAAAAAGGAATGGAACCTTTTATCAGTAATTAGTTACAAATTATGTGTCTATGCTACTCTAAATCTACGCTACAAATATCTCTACTTTTTGATAACATCATAAACAAACTTGTAAGAAATTGATGGATAATAATATTCGTCGTCATATTGTCTTGAAATATAATCCAGTGTTCCGTCAAAATTATTACGATAATAAATAAGTATTTCTTTATAATCCTCTTCGTCCGCCATATGTATCGCTTTTTCCATAAAAGAATTATACCCTAAAATAATATCTTCAACCCATAACTCAACTAGTTTTTCTAATTCTTCTTTATAGAGATTACTGGTAGAGCATTCAATCCAGTATTTATATGGTGCGGATAATTCAAATTGTTCTTTTGTTCCATACTTTTTAAAATAACTTTCACTATCTTCATATCCTCTCACAACTTTTGTTTTATAAACTTGTTCTAACATAATCTCACTACTCTTTCTTATGTAATCCATTAATGTATTCATTCTTAAAATATAACTGGTTTATGCGTTCAAACTAACTCTTATTTTCCAAATCAATTTTTTACAAAATCTATTTCACTTTTTTTTTAATCATTATAACAATCTAAAAAACCAATTCAATTTTTTCACTGTTCTAGGTAATACCAAAAACCATAAAAAGTTATTTTAATCTCTCCACCGCAATATCGTATAATTCTTTATTTAGTTCAATACCAATAAACTTCCTATTGAGATTTTTACAAGCAAGTCCAGTAGAACCAGTATTCATCGTAGGGTCTAAAATAGTGTCGCCTTCATTAGAAAAGTATTTTATTAGTTTCTCAATAAGTTCAGTCGGTTTTAGTTGTTGATATTTATTACTACAAAAAGACAAATTACTACATTCAATAATAGACAAGGGTATATTTTCTTCTTCTATTTTTATTACAGATAAAGGTAGTTTAGGTTCATAAGAAGGTAATCCAGTAGATTTAGTAGTTGTAATTTTATTTGTAGTTTTATTAAACCTATTATCATTAACAAAGGTTTTACAACCTATAAGTTTTTTATGGTATTGTAGGTAATTATAAACTGGTGCTTTTTTATAAAATACAAGTATATTCTCGTGTGCTGTTCCAAATCTACTACTGGTTAATAGTGGATTGCTTAATCTATTTTTCGCCCAAACCATATCATATTTAAACCACGCTTCATTAGACTTTATGATTTCACAAGCAAATCTCATATTACAAAAAAAGAAAAAGGGTGTTCTGTCTTTACCAACTCTTTTCAGTTCAATCCACAATTTATCCAAATCTATTTTCTTATCCCAATCAATAGCAGTAATACCATAAGGTAAATCACAAATAACTAAATCAACTGATTTTGCTGATATTTTCTTCAACTCAACTAAACAATCTCCGTTATATAATTCCATATAGAATAATAAAATAAAAGAACTTTTCAAAATTGACACATACACAATCCCAAATCCGTCCCCCGTGTCCCAAATTTCGCCCAGTTTCACTATTTTCCTTATAGGGGGAGGTTCCATAGAGGACTTTACTGGATTTCGTGGTTTTTTGGGACATTGGGTCCATTCTTGGGTCTCTATCTAATATGGGATATAATATTGATACCCTCCAAAGTGTTGGTAGAAATCCCTACCCGACCCCAGCATCTCCCCTTCTGGTAATCTTTCCAATATTTTCTGTGAGTGTTCTGCGAGTGGATTGGAGGTCTCTGCTTTCACCACCTTTTCTTTGCTCTTGGGGTCCGTCTTTTTTTTCCCGAAGATTGTCCCAAACAAACCTTTGGAAGCAACACTCTTGGCGGTATCAAAGGCAGTGCTGACTGGGTCTGCCGAAGACCTTACCACATATTCGTTTGCCCGCTCCTTCTCCCCTCTTCTTGCTGGATTTACCGAGATGACCTCCTTTACATTCTTCCCCAAATCCCGTCCATAAATTGCTCCTTGTGAATGGGTGATTTGCGAGATATTCTTTGCTCCATATTTCGCCTCTGCTTGTTGCTGGACTTTCTCTGCTTCTTTGTATCGCTTTGTCATCTTATGGGTTCCAGTAGCATACGCCAGATTGTTCCCCCAGTCACTCAATTCCTTTGTTCCCCTATTTACTAAAATAGTCTGTCCAGTCTGTGGGTTGTGATACACTCGGGCAGTGGTTGCCGAGACAGAAGGGTCATAGATGAAATCCCCGATTTTCTGGGGTGGGTTGTCTTGATAAGATGCTGTGATGAACTCTTGGGTTAGTTTCGCACTTACTGCTCCGCCTTTTACTCTCGGCATTCTATACATTATGCCGATATTTTATTTCAAACGGGTAAATAAGCGTCTATGGATAAAAGCACAGACTTTGCGTTCATCCACTAAATTACCACTGCTATCCGTGCGGTCCATTCTTCCACCCATTCGCATCTCTATACCATTCCCCACATCCTCCCTCTTAAACTCATAAAAAAACAATCCGTCGGTGAAGGACATTACAATCACATACTTACGGTCTGCCTTTAAAGCATCGTCAATCTTATTTTGTCCCAACATATAATCGGTAAAATCGGTGCTTTTACACTTGCGGGATTTCTGTTCTATGTAGTAATTTTTGTTTTGGAAATCTCTTACACAAAATTTCCCCTTTGTTTTCTCTAAATCTTCGCCAAACATTCTCTTCAAAATCGGCAAGTTGTCCTTTTCGTTCTTTTCTCCAAATGCTAAATCGGCAGTTTTCACAGATACTCCTTTCATTGCTATACATTCAATAAACACATAATTTTTTTCAATATAACGCAATAATGAAAAAAAGGAATAAACCTTTTTCCGTTAATTAATTACAAGACAATCTATTCTACTCTAAATCTACTCTTCTTCTGGTTCTCTTAAAACATATTCTCTAAATCCTCGTCCCATTCAACCTCGTCTGGGATTTTGTGAGGTTCCTCTTCCTCTTCCTCTTCCTCTTCCTCTTCGTCTTCATCCTCGTCCAAATCCTCCATCTCGTCAAGGTAGTAGAACATATCATCCATCTCGTCAAAGTAGTAGAACATATCATAATGTCTGTCAAGGTCAAACTTCTTTTCCATTATTTTGTCAATATCTACCCAAGCAGTTACAAGCATCTTATTATTGCCCTTAATTTTCAAAGTTTCTACTGTTAGTAACCCATATTCCTCTGGGTCGTCCGCATAGGGTTTCAGTTCATTGTAGGTGAGTTCATCCCCAAAGATTTTACAGATGGTAGAATACTGGATGTTTCCGTAGTGGTGAGTATGGATTTTGTATTCATCTTCCAATTCCTTTCCCTCCCGTGTGGTTTCCTTTTCACACTTTTCACAATGGTTTGATAGGGTTACTTTGTTTGCTGACATTCTCGTTTGTTCGTTCGGTTTTGTTTTGTTTTGTTTTAATCGATATTTAGTTAATTTATGCCTTCCAAACTACTTCCAAAAAACAAATCAATTTTTTGACTGTTCTAGGTATTACCGAAAAATAGGTATAGGTATTACCTAGAACAGTGAAAAAATTGATTTGTTTTTTGGAAGTAGTTTGGAACCCACAAACCATAATATTTTATTGATATATTGTAAGAATGATGAATGTAAATACCAGAGAACTTGCGGAAATTATGTTCGCAAAAAAGTCTTCCGTTGAGAGAAAAAAATGTTGCGATGATGAAGAGTGTATTCCTAAAATCTTTCAAGAAACTTATGTTACTACCCCTATTATAGTTGATGATATGGAATGTGATTGTAGAATTGAGATTTGTTCTAATAGTTTTGATGTGCGTTTGGAAACAAAATCTGTAAGCGATGAAGAAGGTGATTGCTACAATCTATTTAGTTTCTTCAAACATAATTGTTATGAAGAAAATTTGAGTGTGGAGAGAATAGAAAGTGATTTGAATGCCTCTATGGAGATTTTGAAAAAAATAAAGTTTGACAGAATGATTGGAAGATTTTACAGCGAAGAAGTTTTCAAAGAAATGAACGCTGTTCGTAATGCCTTTGGTGATTTACACCCAGACAACAAAAAAAAGGATAAATGCTATGTTTGTCTTAATGACACCCTTTCCAAGACCAGTTGCCGTCACGCTATTTGTGTTGCTTGTTTTGACGGTTGTTTGGATAAAGCAGAGGAAGGGGTCTTTGAATGCGGTATTTGTAGAAAGCAACTTGAATGTGAGGATTTTGTTAGAAGTAGATAGATTTTGTAACTAATTACTGGGAAAAGGTTTTATTCCTTTTTTCACGGTGTCAATATAATATAGGATATCATATAGAGACCCAAATCCGTCCCCCGTGTCCCAAATTTCGCCCATTTTGACTATTTTCCTTATAGGGAGGGGGTCCATAGAGAACTTTACCCAAAATCGTGGTTTTTTGGGACATAGGGTCCATTCTTGGGATTGCCTCTTTCTCAATATTATTTAGGATATACAATAGACTGCGAAAAAAAAGGAATGAAACCTCTTTTCCGTTAATTAATTACAAATTATGTTCTATGCTAACTAAACTAAATCCAGTCCCTAATCTACTTCTTACCAACTTTGGATTATTCTTTTTTTTTCTTCTTCTTTGAGTATGGTTACTTTACTAATTCGGTCTTCATCAATATAACAGTGAATAGTAGGACTTCTTTTTTTTTGCGAGTGATTGTTAAGATACACATTGAAATGGGTTGTTCCTTCATCATTGATGTGAATAGGTTTCAATACACAGATACAATCATAATCGCCTTCTTCACGCATTTCGGCAAGTTTTTTGTTGGAATAAACCAACTGGCGAACGAATAACTTTTCACCCATACTAAATTCTTCTTTTGTGTTGAAACTAATTCTTGTAGGATAGTTCTTTTTCTGGTTCTTTTCCTTTAACATTTGTTCCTTTTCATTCTGTAATTGGACTACTCTTTGTTTGAGATTAGAATTCTCATTCGCAAAGTGGTCTCTCATTCCTTGGAGACTCATTTGTATTTTTTCATTCTCTTCTTGTAGTTGGACCACTCTTTGTTTAAGAATTTTACTCTCATTCACATAGTGGTCTCTCATTCCTACAACAGACATTTGGACTTGACTCATCAAGGTTTGTTCTATGATTGAGTATTCGGTTTCCATTTCGGCGTTTTCAATATACATTCAGTGATTTTATGCCTTCCAACAATTCCCCAAAATCCAAATCAATTTTTTCACTGTTCTAGGTAATACCAAAAACCATAAATTTCGGTATTACCTACAAAATACAAAAAATTGATTTGGATTTAGGCAATTGTTCTAGGAGTATAAAACCCCTACTTAGAAAAAAAAAAGTGAAATAAATAATTCGCCAAAAACTACTTAAATATAATATCGTATATCATATATAACCAGAGAATGTTGAATTTAGAGATAACACCCCAAAAGTCGGTATTGGATGGAATAACTTTGTATGAACCAGCAGACCATTCCATAATGGATAAACTGATAAACTCTTCGCTCTCCAATGAAAAGGGAAAGAATATGGACCAGTTTGAGAATGAAAAGAAGAAACTGACATCCTACAAAGCAAGTCTTGTAAATGGACTTTACAAGGTCCAGTATAACAAGAAAAAGGGAAATCCGTATGGGCGATGTAACCCGTTTGTGGGTCTCCACACCATTCACCGACCATTGAGACATTCCCTTGTAGGTCATAAGATGGAGGACATTGATATTGAGAACGCACACCCTACTATGCTCTTACAACTTCTTCAAGCAAACAAAATCCCGTGTCCGCTTTTGGAGGATTATGTGAATAACCGCCAACAGTGGTTCAATCTGGTTTTGTCCCACTGGAAAGTAAAGGAATTGTTGAGCGAGGTTAGCAGTGAGGAAACCCGCAAAATCCTACTCAAAGAAATCCCAAAAGGTCTTTTCATTCAAATCTGTTTTGGAGGAGGGGTAAAGTCTTGGATGGAAAAGTGGGACAAAATCAAAATCAAGGTGAAGAATGCGAAGAATGAGTTGGTGGATGCGACTTTTCAAGGGATAGACCAGAATATCAAACCATCGCAAGTCATCTATGATTTCATTGCCGAAATTAGAGGTCACCAGAGACTGATTGCGGAAAAGAACCCTCATCTTGTAGAGATTGTCCGCCAATTGAAAACGGAAAAGGAGACAAAGGAAAAGAACCTCGCCAACAAAACGGTGTTTAGAGACAAAAACGGCGAATTTGTCAATATCAACGGTTCCGTCTGTTCCCACTTTCTCCAAGAGTATGAGGTGCGTATTCTGGAAGTAATGTTCCTCTACTGCTGTGCGAACAACTATGTGAAAAACGAGGTCTGTGTTCTCTGTGCGGATGGTATGATGATTTTGAAAGAAAACTACAAACCGTCTTTACTCACCGAACTCACGGAAATAGTCCAAGAGAAACTGGGGTTCCGTCTGCGTTTCACAAACAAAAAGATGGAAGAGGGTTACGATGAAGAGACGATTAATGCGAATATGGTATTTACCCTATGGACGCACGATTTCAACTCGGGACCCATCTGTGATTATTTGAAAATGATGTTCCCTAACAAATTCTTGTATGTCCGTGACACACTCTACACCTACAATGGTGTGTATTGGAAGGAGATTGAGGACAAGAACTACTCGGCACTTCATAATTTCTTGGATATCCAGTTCAAGACACACTTGCTCTTTCAATGTGGAAGAGTGAATGACAGACTGAATAGCGAGTTGTCCTCTCTTGGAAACGCAGAAACCGAAGAACTGAAAGCACAGAAGAAGATGATAGAGGCGGATATACAGAAACTCTCCAAATTCCAGCATTCCATCATCACCCGTCTTTCCACTTATAATTGCCGTGTGGAAATTGTGAAAGATGCGGTAATCAAACTGACGGACAATAGTATTTGTATGGATGAAAACCCGTTCTTGTTTGCTTTCAATAACAAAATCTATGACCTTCAACGGGGTGCTTTTGTGGAACCGCACTACACCCAATATATCAGTTTCACTGCGGGTTGGAATTGGAGCGATTACTACAACCAGAAATTGGTAAAGGAATTGGAAGATATCCTCACCAGCATTCTACCCAACAAAGAAGTGCGAGAATACTATTTGATGATACTTGCTACTGGAATGTATGGTGCGTTGATTGAAAACCTCTTTATCGCACAAGGGTGTGGTGGTAACGGGAAATCGCTGATTAACGAACTCTACCAATCTGCTCTGGGTAAATACTCTTACAAACTGCCTTCTTCGGTTCTTCTCAATCCTTTGAAAGACGGGGGAAATCCAGAGGTCGCCAGTGCCTCTTGTAAAAGGGGTGTGATTGCGGACGAACCAGACGCTTCCAAACGCATCTGTTCTGCGACCGTCAAAGCATTAACGGGTGCGTCCAGATTGACTGCCCGAAAACTCCATTCCAATAATGTAGAGGTCTTGTTGTTATTGACACTGATTTTGGAGTGTAACACACTTCCCAAATTGGACGAGATACTCCAAGCATTAGTAAGACGCATACGGGTTATTCCTTTCAATGGGGTTTTCATAGACAAGGAAAAGTATGATGTGATGACACCAGAAGAGAGAAAAGAAAAGGGGGTGAGTGGAGCAATCAATCCGTATTTCAAGACCACCGAATTCAAAGAGAAATACAGACAAGCATTGGTGGTGTTGATGATGAGACAGTTTGAGAGATACAAGGAAAACGGGTTCAACTTTCCAAAGGAACCGAGCGAGGTGCTGTATGCTACCAAAGACTATATGTTGGCGAGTGATGATGTGGCGGGTTGGTTTCTCGCCACCTACAAACCAGACGGTAAAGAAGAAGGACAGAAGAATGTGATTTTTGTGGATGATATCTACAAGAAATTCAAGATGAGCGAGTTTTGGTATTCATCGCCAAAGACCTACCAGAACCAAATGACCCAAAAGAACTTTTACAATCTTGTGGAAAACAGTGTCAATTTGAGACAGAACATTATTGTGAGAGACAAACGATTTCAAGGGGTAAAATACAAGAAATTAGCAGTCTGGGGATTTACAGAAAAGACAGCAGAGGATATGAATGAGGATTTTGAAGACTATGAAAGTGGTGACGAAGAAGAGTGCGAGGACGACGAAGAGACCACCGAAGAAGAAGAAGAGGAAGAAGAGGTCAAGGTTCCTAACCCTAACCCTAACCCTAACCCAATGACCCCTCCTCCTATGCCTATGATTAGAAGAGTAGTAAAGTAGATTTGTAGATAATTTAGTATATCATATTTGTAACAGAGGTAATTACCTTTTTTATTGTTGTAAATATGATATAGGATATCATATAGAGACCCAAGAATGGACCCAATGTCCCAAAAAACCACGATTTTTGGTAAAGTTCTCTATGGACCCCCTCCCTTATAGGAAAATAGTCAAAATGGACGAAATCTGGGACATTGGGTCCATTCTTGGGATTGTCTATTGTCAATATAATATCCTAAATAATATTCTCCTTTCAATATAATAGACATATATTAGATACAGTCCCAATTCTGTCCCCTATGTCCCAAAAAACCACGATTTTGGGTAAAGTTCTCTATGGAACCTCCCCCTTATAGGAAAATAGTGAAACTGGACGAAATCTGGGACACGGGGGACGGATTTGGGTCTCTGGGAGGTTCTATCTAATATATGCCTATTATATTGACAATCCCAATTCTGTCCCCTATGTCCCAAAAATCCACCAAAATGGGTAAAATCCTCTATGCCCCCTCCCCCTTATAGGAAAATAGTGAAACTGGGCGAAATTTGGGACACGAGGGACGGATTTGGGACTCTATATGATATCCTATATTATATTGACAACACCACCCGAGAATAAAATATAGGGAGATAGTATAATGAGTGCTGTAAATACGGATAGTGAATGGACGGATGATATTGAAAGTCTGTTGGAAAAGTTGAGAACGAATTGCGTGATACTACAAAAGGCACACAAGCAGAAATACCATACCTATAAACACAGATTATCCTATTTTAGAGTGCCTATAATAATTATGAGTGGTTGTAACAGCGTTTTGTCCGTGTCATTACAAAAATACATCTCTCAATCTAACACCAGTATTATTACTTGTATTATCTCTTTACTTGTAGGATTGATAGGTTCGGTGGAACTTTTTTTATCCATCCAAGCAACTATGGAGGTAGAATTGTCATTAAGTAAAGATTATTATGCTCTTGCTATTACTATTTTTAGAATGCTACAACTCAATAGAAGCAATAGAAGTATTGACCCGAATAGTTTTTTAGACAATTGTTATAGTCAATATGAAAATCTCTATAAGAAGAGCGACCTATTAAAGAAAAAAGTTTTTGATGACCTCATACCTATTAATGTGCTAAAAATACCCAGCACACCAACAAAAAAAGACAATGATAGTGATGTCTAATAAATAATTTGCCAAAACTACTTAAATATAATATACCCATATCATATAAGACAATGATAGAAAACGCAATAGAAATGTTGAATTCGCAAAGTGAGGTTCAAGCACCACCCGCAGTGAATACTGCTGTTGCCTATTACAATAAACATTTAGAAAGAATGAAGGCGTATGTCCGCAATAATGCGGAAGCGAACAAGGCGAGACAAAAGGTTTATTTAGAGAAATTAAAGGCAGAAAATCCAGAGAGATACCAAGAGTTGATAGAGAAGAAGAAGGAGATTTCCAAAGCATATTATGAGCGAAAAAAGGCAGAGAAAAAGGCAGATGCCGAGAAGAAGGAATAGAAATGTAATTCGTTTTTTTTGATTATTTATTATCGCTTTCTATAATAAATAATGGAAACCCCAGCAACCCCGACCCCGACCCCGACCCCCACGAAGAAATCCACGACGGATTTGTATGAGAAGAATATTAGGCGATTATGCGGAGGAGTGGAACCGAAGCAATTGGACTACTTGAAGAATGTAGGAGAAGTGATGACCCGTTTGGAAAAGTATAAACCGACGACTAAACGGTCCTACATAGTAAGCATTCTCCATTATATCAAAGGCAACCCGAAATTCAAGAAACAGTATGAGGAATACCACAAGATGATGATGGATTACAATAATGAATTGGCGACCAAGAATACCAAGAGCGAGACCCAGAGTGAGAATTGGATTTCCCAAGAGGATGTAGTCAATCGCTATGTGGAACTCTGTAAAGAAGTCCAACCATTTATGGTGCGAAAGAAGAAGATTACTGCGGATATTTGGAAGAACATATTGGATTTCTTTGTGTTGGCGTTATACACCCAGAACCCACCGAGAAGGAATGCGGATTACCAGAATTGCGTTATAGTGAAAAAGTGGAAAGACGGAATGAACCCAGCATACAATTACTTTGATTTACAGACTGGTAATTTTGTTTTTAACTGCTATAAAACAAACTCCACTTATGGTTCTCAAATGTGTCAAACATCACCAGAGTTCAAAAAGGTGGTTGCGGACTATATGATGTATTATCCCAACAAAGCAAAGATTGGAAAGGTGGCGAGTGAGACCCCAGAGGAGAATGCCTTTTTATTGGTAGATTTTGAAGGCAACCGCTTTACTGCTGTGAATGCGATTACGAGAATATTGAATAGGATATTTGACAAGAAGATTGGAGTGTCAATGCTCCGCAATATTTATTTGACGGACAAATATGCGGACACCATTAATGGAATAACCCGAGATGCCGAGCAGATGGGGACCAGCAGTTCCACCATTCAAAATCAATATATCAAAATAAGTGACAAAACAACTTAAAGAAAAAGGAATAATAAGGAATAAAATGGAATACACATTCTATAAGATACATTGTAAAGACGAAAATATAACATATTTTTATGTGGGTTCAACGAAGAACTTTACAAGAAGAAAAAACCAACACAAGAGCAGTTGTAGAGAAGAAAGTGAAAAAAAAAATATTTTGTTGTATAAAACTATAAGAGAAAATAAAGGTTGGGATAATTGGATTATGACACCTATTCATAAACAAAAAGTGGAGACGAGAATAGACGCATTAATAATAGAAGAACAATTTAGAGTTGATTTAAAAGCATCTTTGAATGTTGTGAAAGCATACCAACCATTAGAAAGAAAAGAATACTTGAAAGAATATATGGATATATATAACAAAACTTACTATGAAGAAAACAAAGAAAAACTGATTGAATATCAAAAAAATTATACAGAAGAAAACAGAGAAAAGGTTTCAAATTATCATAAGGATTACTACGAAGAAAATAAAGAAAAACTGTCAAATTATCATAAGGATTACTACGAAAAAAACAAAGAGAAATTAAAAGAGAGAAGCAAACAAAATTACGCAAAGAGTAAAGAACCCGATTTATTATCTCTGGGTAAAGTATAGAATGTCTTACGCTCAATTTTTAGGACAACCAACGCCAGTAATCAATGCTGGGTCACTTAATTTAGCAGACAACAACTGGATTTCCTATTTGACTACACCAGATTTGAATACCCCAGTTAATATCCCATCTGGAACGAGTGTGGATGTATTTTTATCCCCAGTAATTCCCGCTGGATACTGGAACTTTGTATTAGCGTGGGAACTTCAAGCACAGACCATAGGACAGACCATCACAAACTATGAAATAGCAGTAGGTAACAATCTAACAGCACCTTCTGCTCTGCCTATTTGGTCGGCAACCAATCCAACTGGAAATATCCAATTTTACCAGACAAACATAACAAACAACAGTATAGTGAATGATGTGATTTCGGGAATGATATGGAGTGATGGGACAGACAATTCCAAAATACGTATCAATGTGGGTGCGACTACCTCTGGTGGAAGTGCTATTAATTGGATGAATTGGAATAATGCCGAAAGTTTTCCTTGCCTTTCCCTATTCAAAATTGGTTAAAAATCCACACATTATTATATTTCCCTAATATAATAATGACTTACGAAATCTTGCCCTACACTTATCGCAAAGCAAGAGAATTGGGTCTCACCATCTTTCCCAGTGACAATCCCAAATACAAATTGGAAATCTATGACGGAGAAACGGGTGCTTTTCTTTATTATGGAGGTTCCCCAAAATACAGCGACTATCCCCATTATATCAAATCGCACGGCAAAGCATACGCAGACGAGAGGCGGAGGTTGTATCGCATAAGGCACGCAAAGGAGATTGCCGACACGGGGTCTCGGGGTTTTGTAATATCATATT